TGCTATGGAAAACTTAGGCTATCATTCTGGAGAACCAGAGGTTGTGTGTGCTACGGATACTAACATACTAGACTATGAAATCTCTGACCTAGAAATAGAAATGGAAGACGTAGAAGAGGATGATGACGAAGATGCTTAAACAAAGAGAGTTACCCGAAGACAAAACAGTATGTTGGGCAAGTGGTCACTACCTGACCAATGAATTACCTGACGACTGGTTGAATTGGACTGACGAAGAAGTCCTTGCGTTCATTGAAGAGCATGTGTGCGAGGACTATGAATACTTTGACCCAGCCCAACTGTTCGACATGATGACATTCCTAGCGGAAGATGCTTTACATAACAGGGAGCGCATCAGATGAGACTACATAAATTTATTTATGACTCGTGGAATACTGTGTTTGACCATAGGCTTAGTCCTCTAAAGAACATTCCAGATGTACACGTAAGACACATGATACTACAAGTGCTTGCTTACATGTGGGTGATTGCCTTCTCTGTTGCAATAGGTTCTTGGTCAGGCTTACTATGGTCAATGCTAGGACACATAGCCCTACTGTGTGCCTTGACAGTCACAGTAGCCACGTACAAAGTTGCGGAGAAAAAGCCGCAGGTATTCATAGACTGGGGATACAATCCCCAACCTAACTTAGGCAGACGTATGGATGGAGAACATGAATGACAGATACACTAAAACTAACTGACTACGAAGTAGGATACTTGACAGCGTTTAGTCATCAGAGTTACGAGGATTGGTGTAACTATAACAGAGAGCCAGAGGACACATGGTATGGCATACAGGTAGGCGACAGAATGTTTGACCTGAACCTGTGGCGTGACGAGTCTAAGGACATTGTGTATTGCTCTGTGTATGAGTGTTACAAGGCAGAGATAGACCACGACCATTGGACAGTTAATTCAGACCACAGATATTTTTTATGGAAAAGAGAGGATGCATAATGATGCAAGCAATATTGATTAACCCATTCGATAAGACTATCGAAGAAATAGAATACTCTGGAGACTGGAAGGACATATCTTCCTTGATAGAGTGTGACATGTTTACTGTTGCCTACTTTGATGACACTGATGACAGTGTATATGTAGACGACGAGGGACTGTATGTAGAGAACCAAGCGTTCTTCACAATCGGAGATTGCCCACAGCCACTAGCAGGGCGTGGTCTTCTGCTTGGCACAGATGAAGAAGGCGACAGCACAGACTGTAAGACTACGCTTGAGGAAGCCAAAGCTATGGTGCAGTTCTTAGGAACTAATCCTGCTAATGCTCCCGAAGCTGGCTTTACAGTTATAGGATTTGATTGGTAAAAGGATAGAGACTATGCCAAATTGGTGTGAAAATTATTTAGTAATTAAAAGTGAAGACAAAGGCTACTTGCAGATGTTGTATAACAAACTGCGAGCAGATGAAGCAGAGTTCTTACAGGTGCTAAGACCAGTTCCTGCAGGTGAGACAACTTGGTCTAACTGGAATGGTCAGGGCAAGATAACCAAGACACTTGATGGCGAGTGGGATTGGGATTGGTGCGTCACACATTGGGGAACTAAGTGGGACATACAGTGCAACAATGCGTCTTTTAATGACAACGTGCTAGAGGTATCGTTTGATAGCGCATGGTCGCCGCCTGTTGAAGCGTTGCAGTATGCTGCGGAGAGAAATAACTTTGTGTTCTCTTTGCTGTATTACGAGGGCGGCATGATGTTTGTAGGACATGCGACTGAAGACAAGGATGATTGTCACAGCTACACCTACGACAAGCTGCCGAGTGAGGAAGTCCCAGAGTTTCTACTGGACGAGTTCCCTTGGATACAGCAAGACTACGATGAGTGGTTACAGGAAAAGGAGTCAGAGGATGATAACCTTTGTGCGGCTATCGCCTAGAAAAAGATACCTAGCCAAGGGTGTCCTAGAATACGACATGTGGGTCGAGTTTGATGCCAGCGAAATACCTGCAGGGATGGACGAGTATGAGTATGCTCGTCACCTAGCAGACATGGGGAAGTGGTACGAAGAAGAGCCATTGTCAGGTGACTTTCGTGTTACCTCAGTGGATGAAATCAAGGAGTAAAAGATGGTTGACATACCTTTCAGTATCTCTTATACTGAGATAGTAATAATGCTAGGCGTTTGGCTTAACGCATTGATTAACTTATATAATTTCACTAACAGAAAGAAGTGACATGACTAAAAACAGATACGAAATAACTTTTGTAATCGAAACAGATGCAGAGGATGTCGGGAGGTTGCCGTGGTATCCTCTTGTAGGTGATGATGTAATGCCTGTTGATTGGCTAGAGTATATTAAAGTACGACAGCTTGCAGACACGGAGATGAATCTAAAAGATTTAACACCCGAAGATAGTATTACTATGATTGACATGACGTATCAGGCTACCAAGGAAGAAAAGCCTGTTGATTACATCAAACTGGTGGTAGATAATGACAACGAAGATACCAAAGATAAACCCGATAGCGAAGACCCTACGGAATAATAGGTATGCCCCGAAAAAAGTCCACCCCAAAAAAGGAAAAGGTTCTTACGACAAACAGAAAGAAAACAAAACAGATGCACATAGAGATGTGGATTGATGTGCCTGTTAATCAGAACCCACATCCAGTGCATTGGAACTGGAAAGAAATAACAGGATATGACCCCGTGTTTCAAGTAATACGAGGTGTGCCAGAGAGTGAAAGGATTACAAAACATGGCAAACAAACACAAGAGAATGGCTAAGAAATGGCATGAGGATTGGATTGGTAGTGACTGGTATTACCAAACAAAAGGTAGCTACCACTACGCCATCAACAGCAAACAAAATATATTCTGGAGAAACAAAAGGTTAGGTAAAGAGTGGGAACACGAGGAGATTTGGAACACATGAGTAACTTAGGAATGATAGTTTTTGTAACTATGTTTATTATTATTTATTTAGTGGGGCAGGTATGATAGCAGAAGCGATTATGTGTCTTGCTTTGAATGTATATCACGAAGCAAGAAACCAACCTACGTTAGGGCAGATAGCCGTGGCACAGGTTGTTATGAACAGGGTGCATGACGATAGATACCCAGATAATGTGTGTGATGTTGTCTATCAGGGCTTGCATTATGAGAGTGGACATCCTATAATACATAAGTGTCAGTTTAGTTGGTATTGTGATGGTAAATCTGATACACCAACAAACGAAGAGGCTTATAAGTTTGCAGAGGATGTGGCTGAGTTAGTTATTTTGAACAATGCACATGGTTACTTTGATGGTGCGACACATTACCACACCACAGAGGTAGCCCCTTCTTGGGCTTCTGGTAAGAAGTTTATTGTCAGAATAAACGACCACCTTTTTTACAGGTGGGAGAAATAAATGGAAGACGATAGCTTTTATTTCTATATAATAATATTTATATTTATATTATATTTAATACCATCTTTTTTAATTGGATTGAATTAACATGTTTGAAAAATCTACAGCAATACTTGTATTATGCACTGAGGCAAACGAAAAACCTAGCCGTATAATTGCGGAAGGTTTCGTAGGCTCTGATGTTGAGATACTTACCTTAGAAGGGGACAGACAACTCTTGTTTGCTCATACCCCTACATCCTCCACACCTTTGAACGAGGAAGCTACAGCCATCCTTAATAAGGAGAGTGGTAATGCCCTTACGTTTGTGTATGGAAATGCAATCATGTTAGAAGACGAAGCAAGGTGGAACGATGAAAATTATTAGACGCTCGATATATTCAAGTGACTTAAACCTCATGGACTTACCAATTAGTTATGAACACATAAGACGTTGGCAGAAGGGACATGTTATGACGATGTGCTTCCCTGATTTGTCAGCACAAGAGAGAACATTCATACAATACGGCACTCTTGAAGAAGAAGAGGTTGAGATTGCAATGATTGAAAAAACATTCGAGGAGCATCCGATTAACTAATGGGAGATAAAATGAAAAATCTATGGGAGAAAGACAGGAAGGTTGTGTTCCGTGAGTTTTATCATCAATACTTAGATGAAGGGTACAACCACAAGGAAGCAAAGAAACTAGCAAGCGAAGAAGCGGATGAAATCTACGGCGAAGTTGTGGATTTTGTCTTTGATGTAGCAGATGCGGAGCATAACTATGACTAAACTAGAATTAAGTATATTGCAATCAGACGAAGTAACGCACGAGAATCTATGCAGATTGTGGGAAGCAATCCAAGATGACCTAGAAAACTTAGGTGACGATATAGATGGCGATGAGAGGGTAGCCAGCCTACAACTACTACAGGCGATAGAGCATGTGGTGTATGGTGTGTACGGCACACAACTCTTGGATGAAATCAAAGAGAAGTTTAATCAACCTTTACTAGACACTGACCCTGATGAACGTCCGTGGTTCTACGATGGGTTCGGCTGTATGCGTAGCAAGAAAGATGGGAGCGTGTGGCATGATTAAAGACCCAGAGGAGCGTAAGATGCGTAAGAAAGCAATCAAGTTGCAGAATGAAACTACAAGTGGCTTCAAGAGACTGCCCTTCAAAGAGGCTGTAAAAAAAATTAGAGAGTTACAAAAAGCTAAAAGAAATCCAACCGAAAACTTTACGAGGTATTAAATGACAAAGTATTTTTTCAAAGGCAAAGATGGAGTTAAGCCTCTGTCTGACGAAGGAACGCTGTCTGAATTTATGGACAGACGTAGCACTGTAGCCACAGCTATGGGCTTCAGCACAAAGGTTGTAAAGGATACGCTGCGTGTGTATTTAGGTGACGAACTCGTGGGGGAATACCTACCACATTACCACAAGACAATAAAGAATGCCTAGAACAGTTGACTATATCAGACAGCGATACGCAGTCTTATCAAAACTTTTGGAGAAAGAATTTTCAGAAGAGGTTGACAATGATAAAAAAGCTGATACAATTAGTGCGAACCAAGCAATGACGGAGAGATTAAATGCATTTAGACGAGATAAAAAGCAAGCTGATTAGACACACTTCATGTGACAAGTGTGGTTCATCAGATGCTAATGCTTTGTATGAAGATGGAAGTCAGTGGTGCTTTTCATGTGAGACTTACACCCACCCTGACAAGGAAAGGAATAGTGTTGTGATACAACAACAGCCGAAGCAGACACAGATGTTGTCAATAGGTATTACAGAAGCCCTTAGTGACCGAAGTATCAACCAAGATACTTGCCGCACCTATGGGGTTACCATTCAGAACAACAAACAAATTTACCCTTACTATGACCAAGCAGGTAAACACATAGCCAACAAAGTCAGACATCCTGACAAGAACTTCCATTCAGAAGGACAGCTACAACCTGCAGGATTGTTCGGACAGCAACTGTTCCAACAGTCAGGCAAATACATTACGATTACCGAAGGCGAAATTGATGCCATGTCAGCATATGAAATGCTAGGCAGTCGGTGGCCTTGTGTGTCCATCAAGAATGGCGCACAGTCTGCAGTCAAAGATGCCAAGGCTCAGTTTGAATACCTTAATAGGTTTGATAACATCGTGCTGTGTTTTGATGCAGACGAGCATGGACAGAAGGCAGCAAATGCTGTAGCCCAAATCTTTGAGCCTAACAAGTGTCGCATCATGCACCTTGCAATGAAGGACGCTAACGAGTATCTGAAGGCTAACCAACGTGAACTATTTACTAAGGCGTGGTGGGAAGCCAAGCCATATACTCCTGCAGGTATTGTAAACCTCAAGGACTTTGATGGACTTTACGACAAAGACAACAGGGAGACTGTTCCATATCCTTATAAAGGATTGAATGACATGCTGTATGGCATGAGGACAGGTGAACTTGTTACCTTCACTGCAGGGACAGGGGCAGGTAAGTCTAGCATCATCCGTGAACTAGAACACCACCTACTGAACAACACAGATAGTAATATTGGTATCATCAGTCTTGAAGAGAACATCAAGCAGACTATCTTCCACCTCATGTCTGTGCAAGCAAGTAAGCGTCTATACATTGACGAGGTTCGAGATAAAGTTCCAGAAGAACTACTACGAGAATACGAGAGAGCAACTGTAGGGACAGGGCGTGTGTTTGCCTTTGACCACTTTGGTTCTATCCAGACTGACGAGATACTGGCTCGTGTTCGTTACATGATTAAGGCACTTGACTGTCGCTTCATTATCATTGACCACCTTTCGATACTTGTATCAGGTCTTGAGGGTGATGATGAACGTAGGAACATCGACAAGATGATGACCGCCCTTCGGTCACTAGTTGAGGAGACACAGTGTTGTATGCTTCTTGTATCCCACTTACGCCGTGCTAATGGTGACAAGGGGCAGGAGCAGGGTGTGCAGATTAGTCTGTCCATGTTGCGTGGCTCACACAGTATAGCACAGTTGAGTGACGCAGTGATTGCAATGGAGCGTGACCAACAAGCGTCTGACCCCATCTCAGCTAACACCACAACCATCCGTGTCCTGAAGAACAGGTATGCAGGTGAGACAGGTATTGGAACATACTTACTGTATGATAGAGAGACAGGGCGTATGACCGAGATTGACGACCCCAATGCAGAAGACTTTGAAACCATAGATGTAGAGGAGTATCTATGAAGGAACACACAGTAGAATGTATTTTATGTAATTGGACAGGATACAAAAAGGATATAATAAAGAAAGTTGTACAAGATGATTATGTTGAAGACGGAGACTCAATGGTTTATGAATGGTGTCCTAAATGTAAAGGAGGTCATCATAAAGAGGACGGAACAATAGTTGACATTTGATTTAATAGAGGAGTATTTATAATGACACTTAAACCTGCAAAAGCAGACAGAAAAAAGTTTGACCTTGACCTACAATACGGACAGGTTCGTGAAGACATTGTATCGGAAATGCTTCAAGATAAAAAGATTGAAGTAAAATCTGAGCGAGGCATGTGGATGGATACAGGTAACATATGTATTGAGTATCAATGCTATGGTAAACCATCAGGTATCACCACAACAGAAGCCGACTACTGGTTTCACAACCTGTGCATCAACGAAGATATTTTTGCTACGCTTGTTTTTAAGGTTGACAATCTAAAGAAAATCATAGATAATCTTGACAGTAAACGGAGCGTGTCAGGGGGTGACCATAATGCCTCTCGTATGTGGCTTCTGAATATACAGAAGTTATTCGCCAAAGATTTTTTGAAAGTGTACAAGGATGAAGCGACTAGTAGTTGATATTGAAACAGATAGTTTAGACGCAAAAGAAATCTTTTGTGTCGTAGCAAAGGATATAGATGATGGAAGAATTTATACATACAGTCCGACAAACATTCAACACTGTAAGGTTGTCATCGAAGAATCTGATATTATTATTATGCACAACGGCGTTTCTTTTGATGCTCCTACTCTCAAGCGCATACTAGGTATTAACATACCGCTTGCAAAGATACGTGATACATTACTGCTGTCACAGATGGCTGACCCCATGCGTGAAGGTGGTCACTCACTAGATGCTTGGGGAACTAAGCTAGGCTTTAATAAGATTGAGTTTAATAACTTTAGTGCGTACTCAGACGAGATGCTGAAGTATTGTATACGTGATGTAGAACTTACAGAGAAAGTCTACAAGACTCTTATACCTGAACTCAAAAAGTTTAGCGCACGTTCTATTAAACTAGAACATCAAATCAGGGCTATCATAGATAGACAAGAAGCTAATGGCTTCACACTTGACGAGCCAAAGGCTATGCAGTTGTTGTCTAAATTGAAAGACGAATCTGAGAATATTAAGAATGACTTACAGGAAGTATTTAAACCTATGGTTGAACATAGATATTCTGAAAAGACAGGCAATAGATTGAAGGACAAAGTTACTGTGTTCAATCCTGCGTCACGCAAACAGATTGCAGAACGCCTTATGGATTTAGGGTGGAAGCCTGACAAGCATACAGAAAAAGGACAGCCGATAGTTGCAGAAGAAGTCCTTGAGAAACTAGACATACCAGAAGCACAGTTGATTGCTAGGTATTTGTTATTGGAGAAACGAGCATCACAGATTACCTCTTGGTTAAAAGCTGTAGGGGAAGATGGTAAGGTGCATGGCAAGGTGTTAACACTACGAACCATTACAGGACGCATGGCTCACACATCACCTAACATGGCACAAGTACCTGCTGTGTACTCACCATATGGAAAGGAATGTAGAGATGTCTGGACTAGTAGCAATGATGCTAATATTCTTTTGGGTAGTGACGCAAGCTCGTTAGAGTTGCGAATGCTTGCTCACTATCTAAATAATAAAGACTTCACACGAGAGGTTGTAGAGGGTGATGTTCACACCGCCAACCAACGTGCGGCAGGACTACCGACTAGAGACAACGCAAAGACTTTTATATATGCGTTTATCTATGGTGCAGGTGCTGCGAAGATTGGACAGATTGTTAACGGCACTGCCAGAGATGGTCAAACACTGATTAACAACTTCCTAAATAATATGCCAGCGTTGAGGACGCTACGTCACAAGGTTGACAAGCTTGCTTCACGAGGGTATATAACAGGACTTGATGGACGCATACTACGTGTTCGACAAGCCCATGCTGCAATGAACCTGTTACTGCAAGGTGCAGGTGCTATTGTATGCAAAGAGTGGTTGAAGTTTATTACAATCGAAGCCACAAAACGTAAGCTTAATTACAAACTTGTTGCAAGCATACATGATGAATACCAGTTTGATGTGTGTAAAGAACACGCAGAAGAATTAGGAACAGTCACAGAACTTGCAATGAAGCTTACAGAAAAATCTCTAGGTGTAAGATGCCCACTTGATAGTGAGTATAAGCTTGGTAAAACTTGGGCAGAAACACACTAGAAAAAAAAATGCTTGACTTATTATTTGAGTTGAGTTACTATAGTAGTTGTTGGCATGGTGCTGACAACATTGAATCCAAAACGGAGATAAAACGAAATGACAGTTATTACTGGTAAAGCATACTGGGCGCATGTCCAAAACCCTAACACAGCATTTGAACCTGAATACTCAATCGACATTTGTGTTGATGACACCAATCGTGCAGCTATTGAAGCTGACAACTTGTCTATCAAGAACAAAGGTGACGAGCGTGGAGACTTCATCCACATCCGTCAACGTGTCGCAAGGCGTGATGGTACACACAACGATGCTCCTTCAGTTGTAGACGCACAAAAGAATCCTACCGACAAACTTATCGGTAACGGAAGCGTTGTTAATGTTCTTTACACTCCTTATTCTTGGGAGATGAACGGCAAGGCAGGTGTTACACCCCTCTTGAAGAAAGTTCAAGTGCTTGACCTTGTTTCCTATGGTGAGGACTTTGATGCGGTAGAAGGTTATACCGAAGCTTCATCTAACCAAATGCCTAGTGAAGAAGTTCCCTTCTAAATATTAGGTATCCACGGGACAGAGCAACTTGTATTGGCTCTGAATGATAGCTACGAGGACGGGGATGCTATTACTTATTAGGAGATTACTATATGTCAATGTACAGTTCAGGACTTGCCGAACTATTTTCAGTAGGAGTATTAGGTTTTATATTAGGCTACGGCTTTCCTCGTGCAGAATGGCTGAAAGAAGTGCAAGAAAAATTTATTAATTTAATGCATAAATATTTCATTAGATAGATGAGTGATACAACCATTAAAATTATTACACTCAGTGTGATACTCATTATATCCATTGTAGTTTATTGGGACGATTTAAGATGACAAAGAATATAGACACACTAATACCTGACATCTACGCTATGCTAGAAGAAGGGGTGGATACAGATAAGGAAGATATGCAAAAGTTTCTTAATGACTTTGCATCTCAAGTGCGTGAAGCTGCGTCCATCATACTCCAAGAGGGAAAGCGTGAAGGTAAGACGAACTTACGCCTCTCTCAAATCGGTAAGCCAGACCGTCAAATCTGGTTTGGAGTAAACGGTGTCGAAGGACAGCCTATTGACGGACAGACCCGAATTAAATTTCTTATGGGTCATCTGTTAGAGGCTGTCCTAATTCTTTTAACCAAGAGTGCAGGACACAGTGTCGAAGGAGAGCAAGACGAAGTCACAGTTGAGGGTGTATTAGGACATCAGGACTGTATAATTGATGGGGTATTAACTGACATCAAGTCAGCATCCTCTTTTGCATTCAAGAAGTTTAAGGATAATAGGCTATCTGATGACGACCCCTTTGGTTATATCTCACAGATTAGTGCGTATGCTACCAAACGTGGAGACACAGAGGCAGCATTCTTTGCTATTGATAAGAACAGTGGGGAACTTGCTGTCACTAAAGTACACGACATAGAAATGATAGACGCAAACAAAAGGGTCAACTACCTAAAAGGTGTTATTAAAACTGAAAACCCACCGCCTAGATGTTACAACGATGTACCTGATGGCAAATCAGGCAATCGTAAGTTGGCTATTGGTTGTGTATTCTGCGGCTACAAAGAAAAGTGTTGGGACAATCTACGTGCATTTAAGTATTCAAATGGTGTGCGATACCTGACACAAGTTGCTAAGACACCTGACGTTGAGGAGATATCTCTTTCGTAATGTCAAAAAAGAAAAAACATCAATACAAATCAGAAGCAGAATACCAAGCTGCGGAACAACTACATAAATTTAAAATTAAATTTGAGTACGAGCCGTTCAAAATAGAATACGAATGGCGTGAAGATAAGAAATATATTCCAGACTTTGTGTTACCCAACGGCGTGATGCTTGAAGTCAAGGGTAGGTTTATGCTTGAAGATAGAAAGAAACATTTGTTCATTAAGAAGCAACACCCTGAACATGATATTAGATTTGTATTCCAAGCACCTAATAATAAATTACAAAAAGGAGGACGCATGACATACGCTGAATGGTGTGAGCGTTATGGGTTCAGGTGGTGCAAACTATCTGACGGCATCCCAAAGGAATGGCTTGACAATCAATATGAAACCGACTAATATAAATGTAATTACAGACGAGTTTAGACCAGATGTATCATCGCCAGAGAAGTCTCTCTTCTTGTGTGTGATACTACAGGCGTTGCTTGATGCAACAAAACCTGAGTATGCAGGTGAGCCTAAGAATGTTATGATAGAACGTGACAGAGCAAAGGCGTGGTTTTTTGCATCGTATGGTACAACAGCACAAGACTTTGAAGAAGTGTGCAGTCATGCAGGGGTAGACCCCGAATACATGAGAGACTTTGCTTACAAAGTATTGAAATCAGGAGAGGTAGAATATGTCAGAAAGAGAATCAACGCAGTCCTTGGACATGGTAAATAATCCAACGCACTACAACGCAAAGGGTGTAGAGTGTATAGATGCTATCGAAGCGTCTATGTCTAAGGACGAGTTTAAAGGATACCTAAAGGGTAACGTGATGAAATATATGTGGCGTTACGACTACAAAGGTAAACCTGTGGAAGACTTGAAAAAAGCTGAGTGGTATTTGAAAAAGCTTATTGCTTCTGTAGAAGAGCCATGCTATAATTCGAGTTCTGTTTCGTCAATAGACGACAAAGATTATGTAGATATTGTGAGAGGAAAGATACCACTATGGAAGAAACAAAGATGAATACCGCATTACCAACAGACTACCAAACTTTTATAGCGACTTCACGTTATGCCCGATGGATAGAAGACGAAGGACGTAGGGAGAGTTGGGACGAAACAGTTCAAAGATTTATGGATAATATAGTTAATGATGTAGACATCGACACGAAGGACAAGCGTGATATACACGAAGCAATTCTTTCTTTACAGGTGATGCCTAGTATGAGAGCATTGATGACCGCAGGGGCAGCTTCTGAAAGAGATAACACATGTGTATATAACTGTAGCTATCTACCTGTAGACCATCCTCGTGCCTTTGATGAGGCTATGTTCATCCTTCTGTGTGGCACAGGCGTTGGCTTCTCTGTCGAAAGACAGTCCATTCAAAAGCTTCCTACTGTTCCTAAAGACTTACAGGATGTAGAAGATACTATTGTAGTGCAGGATAGTAAAGAAGGATGGGCGAGGGGTTTGCGTAAGCTTATCTCTCTACTCTATACAGGGGAAATACCTAAGTGGGACTTAACTAAAATACGTCCTGCGGGCGCAAGGCTAAAGACATTTGGCGGAAGAGCCAGTGGACCAGAGCCTCTTAATGATTTGTTTAACTTTGTTATCGGTAAGTTTAAAGGTGCGGCTGGACGTAATCTCAACAGCGTAGAGTGTCACGACATCATGTGTAAGATTGGTGAGGTGGTAGTTGTTGGTGGTGTGCGCCGCAGTGCGATGATTAGTTTATCAAATCTATCTGATGACCGAATGCGTCACGCTAAATCTGGTCAGTGGTGGAAGAACGAAGGACAACGTGCCTTGTCTAATAACTCTGTTGCATATACTGAGAAGCCTAATATGGAAACTTTCTTGCGTGAGTGGACTGCTCTTGTGGAATCTAAGTCTGGCGAGCGTGGTATCTTTAGCCGTGATGCGGCAGACAAACATGTAGCTCGTAGTGGTAGACGTAAAACTGGTATGGCTTGGGGGACTAACCCTTGTAGTGAAATCATCCTGCGTCCTAATCAGTTCTGCAATCTAACAGAAGTCGTGGTTCGTCCCACTGATACAGAGAAGACACTAGCTAATAAGATTAGACTAGCTACAATACTAGGTACAATTCAATCTACCTATACACATTTACCTTACTTACGTCCTGTATGGCGTAAGAATACTGAAGAAGAAAGGCTGTTGGGTGTAAGCCTGACAGGTATTATGGATAATGAACTTACATCTAGACCATCTGAAAACTTACTGGAGAAGCTTCGTGATACTGCTGTACAGACAAACAGCAAAACTTCTGAGCAACTTGGAATTAATCCATCTGCGTCCATCACCTGCGTCAAGCCTAGTGGCACTGTATCGCAGCTTGTTGATAGTGCCTCTGGCATCCATGCTCGTCATAGTGACTACTATATCCGCACTGTACGGGGTGATAACAAAGACCCTCTCTCGAAATTCTTAACAGACGTAGGCGTTCCATCAGAGGCGTGTGTAATGAAGCCAGATAACACAACTGTCTTCAGCTTCCCTATCAAAGCCCCTGATGGTGCTGTCACTCGTAATAACATGACAGCTATAGAACAGCTTGAACTGTGGAAGACATACGCATTACATTGGTGTGAGCATAAGCCATCCGTTACAATTACTGTACATGATGAGGAGTGGCTTAAAGTAGGGGCGTGGGTATACGATAACTTTGATATATGTTCAGGTGTATCCTTCTTACCCCACACAGATTATGTCTATGCACAAGCACCTTATCAGGACTGTGATGAGAAGACATACCTTGAGGCACTGTCTAAGATGCCCTTGTCTATTGACTGGACACAGCTTGCCTCTTACGAATTAGAAGATAACACTGCAGGTTCACAGACTTTAGCTTGTTCTGGAGACTCCTGTGAGGTTGTAGATATTAATGGTTAAGGAGATTAAATGTTACTAGAAGCACTTACAAAGAAACTAGAAGGAGACATTGCCGTTGCTAGAGCAAACGTGGGAGTGTACTTAAAACAATCTGTAGGTATAGGCGAACACCCTGATATTATAGGGGCTATCGAAGGAGAGATTGAAAAGATTGCGTCTGCAGATGAAAAAATAAAAACGATAGAAAATTTTTGGTTGACATAATAAATTTAATTTAGTATAATTATTGTGGTAGCTGGCTGTGCCTCCTTTCCTCTCTCTCTAGGTCAGCTACCGCTTTATTTTTTAGGAGAACGTAATGAAGTCTTGGACACTATCGTTTAGTACAGAAGAACTTAATATTATTATGGCAGGTCTTGGAGAGTTACCTGCTAAAGTATCTATTGATGTTATTAAAAAAATACAGTCTATAGCGCAGACAACAACACCTAAAGAATTAGAATCTATAGGTTTACCAGACGATGTTTAACAAAAAACCTACAATCTATATAGGATACGACCCTCGTGACCATCAGGCTTACGAGGTTTTAATGTGTTCAATCAGAAAATATTGTGATAAGTTTCCTATTGTGCCTTTGATTGAACCTGCGCTACGCCGTGCAGGACTATTCCGTAGAACTGTTTTTGTTGATGAGGCTAACCCTCGACAGAAGATAGACTACTTTGATAGGAAGCCCTTCAGCACTGACTTTACGTTCACAAGATTTTTAGTACCTGCTTTGAATCAGTATACAGGGCTTGCTTTATTTATGGACTCCGACATGTTTGTACGTGCAGACATCGAACAAATCTTTGACCAGTACGGCAACAACAGTAAATACGCAGTCTCTTGTGTTAAGCACAAGTATAGTCCTGATATAGGAAAGAAGATGGACGGAGTTGTTCAAACACAATACCATAGAAAGAACTGGTCTAGCTTTATGCTCTTTAACTGTGACCATGAGAAGACAAAACAACTTACAGTTGATGACATAAATTTAAAGACAGGGGGTTGGCTGCACAGGCTGGCTTGGCTAGATGACGATGAGATAGGTTCTATACATGAGGAATGGAACTGGCTGGATGGACACAGCCCTGCAAGCATAGAAGCAAAGAACGTACACTTCACCACAGGTGGTCCTTGGTTTGATAAATGGGAAGCTAAAAGAAAAATAGACGAGGAGTATTCCTTTGAATGGAAACTATTCCAAGATAAAATATATACAGAAAAATTAATGGAGTCACTTGGATGAGTAAATATACTTTTGTAACAGCTTTTAACAAAGAGCATTTTGATTTGTACGCAAAGCAAATGCTAGAGTCAGTTGTAGATAACTGGAATCCAGATGACTTTAGATTAGTTGTATACTATGATGGCTTTGGTTCTGAAAAACCAGACGCACCAGAGGCAAGCTTTATCGAGTATAGGGACTTAGATAAACTAAAAGCTAGACAAGACTTTATAAGTCGTAACAAAGATAAGAACGGACGCTATGCAGAAGCACCCTACAACTATCGAATGGATGCCATAAGGTTCTGCCACAAAGTATATGCTTACACAGACTTAGCCTACGAACTTATAGACCAAGAAAATACAGGGTGGTTGGTTTGGCTAGACGCAGACACAGTTACAACTACAAAGTTTACAGCAGAAGATGCTGCTAAAATACTACCAGATGACAGCGACATAGTTCATCTTGGACGGATTGATATTGATTATAGTGAAACAGGGTTCGTTGGTTGGAACATGGGTATGCATAATGCAGTGTCCATGCTTGTAGATATTAGAGGCGCATATGATACTAATGAAGTACTGGCCTATCGTGAATGGACAGACTCTTTTATTTTTGAACGCTTGTTAAACATTTATAAAGCACATGGAACTAAAACACATAACTTATCAGAAGGTGTCCGTGGACTAGCAGTCTTTGAAAACTCCTCTCTAAAAGAGTATTTTATACATAACAAAGGAAATCTAAAATACGATAAGCCTAAGTTAGATACTGTGTCTAAAGATATTCAAGGACCAAAGAGATATAAACAACTAGCAGATATAGTTCGTAATTATAGTGATGGATTATCTTCTTTCTCTGTCGTTGAGACAGGAACTTGGAATGGTGGCAGAGCTATTGAGATGGCGTTAGCTGCTTTCGATAATGTAGATACAGTGCATTATCGTGGCTTTGATTTGTTTGAAGATGCTACAGAAGAGACAGATAAAATTGAGTTAAACATTAAACAACATAACACATACAATGCAGTTAGCAATAGGCTAAGAGAATTTTCTCAGAAGATGAAAGAGAATGGTAAGGGGTTTACATTTACTCTATATAAAGGCGATACAAAAAGCACTATGGACTCCCACCATTTTAATGATGTAGACCTTGCGTATATTGATGGCGGTCATTCCTATGATACAGTGTCCAGTGATTACAAGTATCTTAGACAAGTACCTGTGGTTGTCTTTGATGATTACTATAGCTTTCAAGAGAAAGATAAAGAAGTTCCAGAGGAACACTCAGGTATTATTAAAACATTTAAGGAAGTTACAGAAAGAAACAAATACGTGTTACCCTCTGGTGATATGACAGCCTTTGGTTCTCATGTTCATCTAGCAGTGCTGCTTAAAAAAGAAGTAAAAGAATTACCAAAAGAACTAACTAGAACTCCAATAGTTGTTAAGCCTAAAGATTGTATGCCTGTTGATTACATACGTAAAAACATTAAAGAAAACTTAAATCTTATTAAAGAATACGATTGGGTAAAAAAATATAAACCAACTGATGACCATGTAGCTATTGTCTCTGGGGGTATAATAGACTTTAAAAACTTAAAACGTATAAAGAAAAAATACAATGCAAAGATATGGTGCGTTAAACACGCCTTACCTAAACTAATAAAAGAAGAAATTATTCCTGATGCTTGTCTTGTTCTAGACCCTCGCCCCATTGATGGTATAAGTACACATGGTATAAAAAGAACTGAGTTGTTTGAAACTATACCAAAGGAAACAACATTTTATATTGCATCAATGACCGACCCTTCTGTAACTCGTCACATTATGAGCAAGACAGATACCATCTTTGGTTTTCATGCCTTCACAGATGGAGTTCGTGATGCGTCTATTAAAGACAGAGTTGTTATTGATAAAGAGGTAGGTATAGAGGAAGGTTCAGTTCTAATATCTGGCGGCACTGCGGCTGCCACAAGAACTATGGGACTATTAGATACGTTAGGGTATCGTAACATGCACCTGTTTGGTTTTGATTGTAGTATTCCTGAAGTTACAGAAGAACAAAAAGAAGAAAAGGATGAAGCAGGTAATCCAAAGTACATACACGTTGAAACAGGCGGTAAAAAGTTTTATACAACAGGAGAA